GTAGCACTTAACAACTTATAGTTATTAATACGTAGAGCCACGGCAGGGTTTGACAAAAACAATTGCCAAGGGTTGAAACTAACAAAAAGTCTGTTTCCAATGGCCCAGGTAGATCGATTAATCACCACAGGCCTGTGCAAGAACGAGGTGATATCATATTGTGACCCCTCCAAAGAAGAATTTAATAGGTCTTCCTCACCTTGGAAAGATAACATATCATCCGTTTTAGCTTCGTCGAACACTACTTGTTCTTGCTCATCATTGTTCTTAACTCCTGTAGAGTCGGAGTTGGGCACAACTGGCCCAGGGGTGAGTTGCCTAAGCTCACCACCACTATCGTTTTTCTTGTTAATCACCATTTGTATTAGTATATTTTTCGAACCAATCTGTAGTTCGTTCATCAAACGTGATATCAAGAATACCATCGGTCCATCCAACATCCTCCAAGACAAGCTTCAACTTAGCTCGCCTATCTTCGTAAATCTCCTGACCGTGGAAAAACCAATCATGCATGGCACTAGCAATCGTACTGGACATTTGGGAACGCTCATCCTCAACATTAGACGGAATATGATAGAGGAACCGCTTATGGATAGAGTCCTCATGTAGCACTCCAACACTGGTCTTCAAATTTTCACACCAGCGGGAAGTCCTCTTAAGAAAATCCACTTCACTCCAATCGAGGTACTTTACATCTTCCCCATCAGTCTTATCTGGGAGTGTAATCTTGATGTCTTGGGTTTCGAAGAGTCGCTTAATCTCCCCAAAATTAAACATAGGGGAGTCGCGGACCGAAGCGATCGCATCGTCACCGTAGGTCATAAGACGGACATGATTAAAGAAATCTCGTCCATCAAGCTTCTCAAAAGCCATCATATGATATAACACATTGACAATAGAGTTAACTTGCACAGTAACGTTATTTCCAGAAGGATTGGTTGAATAAAACATTACCAAAGACCCATTGAAATCCATCACGGGATGAGTCATGTCAGTAATCATCATAGTCATGATATGAATTTCTTCTTCAGAGTAAAAACCCCTCGCAATTTCCACCATAACACGTAATGCCGCTTGAGTAAGTTGACAATTC